GGCTGCTGCATCCTCGGCCGCTGCAACTACATCCTCGTTCGTTTTGGCTTCGTCGGAGTCAGTCGGCGTGACCTCTTCCTCAATCAGTGTGAGTGTAATGGTATCGCCCACTTCGCCATCGGAAAGGGCAACGCCCTTAACGCCATCAACGGTTACGATGTCTCCCTGCTTTACGGGATCGCCCTCGACGACGTACTCCATGGTCTTACCTGTTTCTGTTGCTCTCGTTTTTTTCATGTTGGTGGTGGTATTTGTGATTCGTTTGTTTATGATTTCGACCGGATGCTGCTGTTGTCCTGTGCGGATGCCGCTGTCGATGTCGGCGGGTACTGGAGCGAGGGAAATTTCGATCGGCATCCAGTCGGTAGCCCGGTAGATAGGCCGTGCACCGTTTGGGCGCTCCTCGCGCTCGAACTTGTAGATTTCGTAGCCGACCGAGATCCCTTTGACGATCCCGTCCACCACATCCTGGAACAGTCCGGCCACCTCGGGACGGCTGGAGAAACGAACGCGAGCGCAAAGCTGGCGCGATTCGTTGATCCACACCTTGACCGTGCGACCGACTTGGCTGTGCACCGAGTACGAATTATGACAGTCCAAAAGCGGAAGCCCCTGATTTGCGCGGTCCATTCGAACGGCGGATGCTTCGCAGACCAGCATTTCGTCGTAGTCTTCGTCCCAGCTGAAGCGCGTAACCATTTTTTCGGTCGCGCAAACGACATCTACCTCGCGGGCCTCCTGGTCGATGGTCGTAGGCTGCACGAGCGCCCGCCCGTACAGCACGCCCATGGTGCGGTTATTCGTTTCCTGTTTTGCCATTGCTATTTTCTTTTTGGACGACCGTAGCGGCGGTATTCACGCTGTCAATGGTAATACCCAACTCGGCCAGCCGGTCGATGTCCTGTTTATATTCTTTGAAAAACTCCTCGGGTTCGCGCCCCATCTCTCGGATCGTCTCGCTGATCGTCGCAAGACCGGCCTTGATCCTATCGACCTGTGCGGCGGTCTCGCGCTGCGGATCGAGCTGCTGAATGCGAGGTGCCGTCCAGTCGGCGGATATATATCGGGACAACTCTCCCTTGATCATACACGCGCTGATAAACCAATTCCACACGGGGGCACAAATCTGCGGTACGATCATAAAATACTGCCAGCTTTTGAAGTTGGCCGTAACGTCGATTTTCGCCATGCGCCCCGAGGTAAAATTCACACGGCTATAATCCATCGTCAGCATTTCGTAGGTGATGCCATAGCCAGCGGCCATTCCCTGCAATATGCGGCTGGCGTAAGCATCGTAATCGGACACGCTGGGCGGATTGGCGAACTCTACCGATTCGGCAGCTCCGAGGTGTTCGACGATGCCAGGCTCCAAGCGCTCGATACCTATCGCACCATCCTCGCCACCGTCATCTTCCGACCCCAATACAAATGCGGCGAAGCACGCGGCCACCTTTTGCTTTACGAGCTGGGCATCCTCGTAGTCGGAAAAATCGCTCGTTTTCATAAACGCCGACACTCCGATCGGCAAGCCTCGGACCTGTCCAGGCCGCAACACCTCGAAAGCATGTAGCACATCCTCCTTGGGGTAAAACTTGCTGGCAAGCGCCGGTGCAACGATAAAGCTGTCGCCGGGGTGGTAATCAAAAAGCCAGTAACCGAGCAGGCGCCCCTCTTTGCTGAATTGAACCCCAAGCCGACAATAACCCATATCGTTGCTGCCATTTCGGGTGTGGTCGAGCTGGTCGCCCTCCAAAACTTGCAACTGGAGCGGTAGCGGGTTGTTGTCGTCGGGCATGACCCAGCGTCTCAAAATCAACACTTCGCCACTCTCAGCGATGGACCGCATCGCTAATTCCTGCAACCCGTAAAATGTCGTTTTGCCATACCAGTCGCAGGCGGTCGAATTGGCCCATTTGCTCCAAAGTCGTTTTACGAGTTGGCAAGTTGCCAAATCGGCGTCAGGCGCCGGCTGGATGCCATCGCCGATCGTGTGCTTGGTGATCGCTTCGACAGCCCGCCGCGCCCATCCGTTGTTACGGACCATATTACGGGAACGATCCCGCAACGTAACCAGCGCGGCCGATACTTCGCTATTGACACTCGTGGACTTTGCCAACCGGAACGCCTTGCCGCGACGGCCTTTGTCGGCCGCCTCATAGGCCCGTTTTTTACGGCTACGCGATATTTCAAATGAAATTCTCATCTTTTGCTGAAATAGCCTCGGTCAATACAAGCGAGGCGACGACGGCGCAAGCGGCGTTCCGGAAACAACTCCTCCTCAATCATTCGAACCAAATCTTTCATCTCGGCAAGCGACCGATAGCTCACGGTTTTGTCGCCGTAGGTTATGGTTGTCGCACCGGTGGCGATGGCCTCCTTGAGCGCGGTATATTGTTCGATTGTAAAAGACATGGCAGCGTAACGATTTGCAACGAATTTATGAGAGGTGTTTTACATTCACAATACCACGCGAAAAGGTTTACCGAGTTCTCGGTAAACCTTTTCTAAATATACCGACATCTCGGTATATCAATCATCCCAAAAACTGCCACCTCGACGGCGCCCGGTGCTTTCGTCGTTACGAGCGTCTCTCTTTTTGGCGGTTGCACCACCCATCTGCGCCAAACGCTGTGGGTTCAACCGATCCAGCCCGAGGATAGCCGCAGCAGCCCGAGCATAGACACGACAGTCAAGCGGTTCGTTGCGCTCGTACCGCTTCACCCATTGCAACTTTCGGTACCCCCGCACCACCTTGACAACCTGCTCCTCGGCGGTAAGGCCACGGAAATAGTGTTCGTCATATTCGGGAAAATGGCAATAGTTCGGCGGAGGGATGCCGTTCTCGTCCTTTTCCAGCCGCAGGTGGGCGTATAACTCCGTTTTGAGGAATGACACGCCGATATTCCACTGGCGCATCTTTCCGACCTTTTTACCCGCCTTGGTGATGTCCACCTGCTTGGGTGGTGAAAACGCCATGCCGAGGTGATCCTGACCCTTGATCGGTATGACGCGATCACCGACGAACCGGCGGCAAAAGGTATGGACGTGCGTCGTGTTGTAGCCGGTATCCACCGCCATCATTCGGATAGGAAACTCCATCCCGTCCTTGCGCGGCCACCGTTCACCCACGACGGCTGCCAAATCGTCCCATACGGCGGTTCCGGCCGTGTCCCCCTCGATTACGCGGTAGTCGATCGAATAGCTGCGTTTGTCGGCACACCAGCCGACAATCTCTAACTCCAGGCGGTCGCGCTGTACATCGACACCGGCGGTGAGGAAGCACACATCGGCGGGCACATGGTTGGTTTTGTACTGCTCGCGGCGGTTGTAAAGATTTTTGTACGGCGGCGCCTCGCCCTTTTCCGCCCACGTCTGCCCGAGGGTTGTATTCACGAAAACCTTTAATTTGCTCGGGTTCTCCTTGGCCGCAATGAAATCTCGCGCGATCTGTTCCCAGCTATGCCACCCGTAGGGCGAATAGAGACTATTAAGATGGAAGCCAATCACATCGTGATTTACATTTTCCGGCTTGGCGGGGA